CTCCCCTATAAAAGTTGGCGTACGTTCTAATCACTAAATTATTTATGATTAGAAGACGTTATCGCGATTAAGCTTTAACGCCCCAACATCCCTGCTGCATTTCCATTACTGGAGCAGAGCTCTAGTGAAGCCGATTTGTTCTTCACCAACTCTTGCTACTAATGCAGACTTTAACTCCGACGTCGGGATCTTCAACGATCTACGTCCACTGGAGAGGTATTGATAATACAGACTCCAGTCTTTCGAAGACAGTCTAGACCTCGACGGCTTCTGTTTTGAAACATAACCCAGAGCAACAGATATGTTGCCTGTTTTATGCGTTCTCTTACAGTAAGCACGAACAGCCTTACGTGTACTTGGTTTTGGTTCAATATTACATATTGGACCATATCTAATATACACGTCTAGGTTGTAAGTCGGGGGCTTGCCAGTGTGAATGATTGGCCTTACAATCGTTGCCCCGAGCAAAGGCTTGGGAACACACTTCCAGATCTCTGAGCGTAAGGTCTCAAAGGGTCCACCATAGACGGCTGACAAGATAGCTACTTTGTTACAAGCAACTACCAAGTCATGCGGATTACGTAACCATTTCAAATCGAAACAAGTTACATATCCATAGTCGTCAATATAGTGAGCGCCACAAGATTCCCTATAACCAGAATCAATGTTAGTCTTTTTGAGATTAACACTAAAACCGGCTATTTTCAGATTATCAATAACGTCAACTGCCACAGACGTGCGACAAATAATGTCGTCGCCAAAGACAGTTGCACTGTTATCAAATGATCTGGTTAAAGCCGTAAGGATAAGTGACATGATGTCAAACGTAAATCCATTACCCATACTTGAGACCTTGTTGACAATATAAAAATTATCATCAGGTCCTAAGGTCATGTCTGACCTACAAGCGAGTACTTTGTTAAATACTCGTGAGGGCAAAAGGTATTTACACAACCATGTACTGATCGTATCACTACAATCAGATAAATCGATGGTAGCAAGTTCATTGCTACGAATTCGATGCCTGTGCACATCTGCAAGGGTATCGAGATCGATTCCGAGAATGTCTTTCAGACATTTACGGACACCTAAACCTACAGCTCGCTGGACAAGCATATTACACATGGGTTCTAGACATATCGATCTGTCCTTCAAATTATTTTTCGGGACAGTAGACCATCTATTACCCTCAACATATTGAACAACACAATGGAGTTTAAAACAATATATTCGAAAAGCAGGGTCAGATAAAGATTTGAACCTGTTCCACAATATACGGTTAACGACTCTAATGTTGAATTTATGTTGTGTGCAGTAGCTCTTAAAGCGCTTCTTTACAGAGTGTCTTAATGCTCTATGCCAGTAGGAATACTTGGCAAAAAGATCAAAACAGTCTGCAGTAATTGTCCAGGAGTCCTCTAGCTTACAAGCTATAGTTGTCCTGTTACCAACTGGTTCAAAGTTTGAACCATTTGTAAATGCTAAATCCCCCATCTTAAAATGATGGAGAACAGCATGTACAAGAAGACGCGCTTTAGCCCAGTGTGGGCCTAATATAATCCCTTTCGGGAGTGAATTATCGGCTGTGATCCACCTAGACCATGCGTCTATTCGGCGCTGGTTTTCGGTTTCACGGTCCGGCTCTTCGAATTTGTCAGAGAATTTTGCTTTTGCAAAAGCCTCTGCACGAGATTCATGCCCGCCTGAATTAGTGGCGGTGCAAAAATCTCGAATAACGAAGTTAATAGCCCTGATTGAGCCTTTGTTTTGCATTTCTTTCCTCCAACTTGTGTCGCCATAATCATACTCCTATTACGGAGTGGTGATTACGGGGGCGGTCGTTGGACGAAAGCCTTGCATAACATTCTCAGTTTCCCAGGTGCCTACTTGGGCAGCCAAAGAAGTGAGAATATTGCGTAGCCGGGTCTTCGAAGCTAAAGAACCAGAAATTCTGATTCTAACGCTCAAAGCGTCGACAGCAGATACACCACCAACAGTAACGGTGTTGTTATCATTGGCGATGATTTCAGTGGCAAGATTTGCTACTGATACTCCGTTCAAAGTTTTTGCAACGGAGGAAAATCGGAACCGAATTGTTGAATCCGGCTTGGTCGGTTCAGCGTAGGTAATACCTGCGTTGTCCTGACTCTTCACTGATAAAGTGACGCTCGACATGGTATATACCACCTCAAGTTATTTAAGGACTTTCTTTACGATGGTCCTTAGTAGGTTGTAAGACAAAACCGAAGAGTCAATTAATCTCTTCCAATTCAAGGAAGGATTAAATTGAAGTTTCGGTGCGTTCAAAGCAAAAATGGGATCTCTCGAATACTCATTATACTCAATAGATTGTATCAATTGAGATTCCTCAGGCCGGGAAACCGGTATAGAGGGAGGAGTCGGAGGAGATGCACCCCACCAGTTGTTAGGTAGATAGTTCCAAATCGATAGCTGTTTGCTTTCCGATTTGAAATGTATATACGTACTTCTGGTGTACTTTGTTCGCGTGGATACGGAACCGGCGTAACCATCATTCATAGGAACGGATGTCGCACGGGTAATGTAATCACCCATGTTGACAAACCAATCAAATACGAATGAGTATGGAATCAATTCCCATGCAGTTACAAAGGGATTGATCCCAACGCCGCTATATTTGGCTAACGTCTCCCACTCAAAATGTTGAAAAATATTACCCCTGACTGTTACCGAGCCAACATCTGCCGACCACTTGTAAGTGGTTGATGCGGATGGGACTGCGGTTGCAGTTCTTATGGGGACAATGGTTTTCGCCATTCGAGTCGTTGTATTCACACCACGTTGTGCCGTCTTAAGCACATCACGGTACGAATACACAAGGGGCATAACAGCATAGCGATACCCCATCCAAGTATTCCCAAGGGTCCTGAACATGCGATTTGCATGTCTCAGAAGATCTCTGGGACGGATGCGGGAAGCGCGGCGTAATGTCTTTGGATCGAAATCCCGAGACATCTTCCGAAGAATATTATACAATCCTTCAGAAGCAGAACGAACAGTACCCGGTATTTCTCTGGCTTCTGCAATCTCCGTAAGGAGGTCGTAAGAAGATAGAGCCGAGTTAACTACTTCGTTCTCTACACTTGTTCGTGCGGCTGTTATATCGTTGGTAGGGATAGCAAAGAAAATGTTATCATTACCAACAAAAGACGTAAAATTCTCATACCACAAGGGATAAAAAGGTCCCAAGGCGTCAACCCTGCCAATGACTCGAGTGCAATAGCCGCCAACTCGCTCTACAGTACCATATTGGTTGTAGGGCAAGTAACCGCTATTACCATCCAATCGTTTGGCAACGAATTGACGTGTGATAGTACGAGATACGAAGCGAGGAGTTTGGATATACGGATAGTGCCGACCAGAAGTCTTACCGTTCATTTTACGGAGATCTTTGGTCTCAACTATTCGTTCAGGTTCATAGTACACTCGTTCGTCGCTAGACGGACCAAGTGAACTCGTAGCACCGTAATATTCGGTGACCGACGCACAGCCAGAAACAGCAGGCCATGTGTATGACCAAGCAGGAATAATACATTCCTGTATCAACTCGTAACGCTTCGTAGAAAGAGCCATCGTATCCTCCAATTAAGGAAAATATTGTATGGTAGCGTACCATACGCCGCCACAAAGTGGTAAATCATTCGGTAGGCGGTACAGGCACAGGATCAATATGCTCGATTGTCTGTCGTTGTAACAACAGATGCCTCTCAGCATTTGCTGGAGAAGGCAAGATTCGAAAGATCGTGTATGCCATCAATAGAAACATTGATAACAAAACGATCAGAAAAATCTCAGTCCCGCGACTATTGTACTGTGTCATACTACCTCCAAATGAAATAAAACCATCAACCGCAGGACACACGTCCATTGGTCTAGGTGGTACTCTGGAGGAGAGTTA